ATAGATGCTATACCAAAAGTAGATCAATTACAACTTATACCTTCTGGTGCTGGAGGTTTAGTTCCTATTATTACTAAAGTCAAAAGTAAAGAAGCTGAAGCTGCACAATTAATTTTAGATAAAAGAAAACAAGAATTTAAATTAGTAGCAGATAAATTAGCATTAGACATAGAAAGACAAGACCTTCTTGATGAAGGACTTAAGAGTATTACAGATCAAAATACATTTTTACAAAATCAACTTGAGTTGGGAAAACAGGGTGCAGAAATTGAAAAATTAAAAGCTGAAATGGCAAACAAAATGAAAATTAAGGTAAAAGATTTAACTCAAGAACAAGTTGAGCAAATTAAAAATTCAATAAAACTTAGAGATGAATTGACAAAAATAAATGAATTATATTCAAGTATTGGTTCAACAATAGAGACAGGTCTTGTTGATGCGATAGAAGGTGCAATAAATGGTACTAAAACTCTTGGTGATGTTGCTCGTAGCGTATTCACACAGATTCAAAGATCACTCATACAGTTTGGTGTTAATTCTTTCTTAGGAGGACTTCCTGGTATTGGTAAAATGTTTAGAGCAGATGGTGGTTCAGTTAAAAGAGGTGGTAGTTATATTGTTGGAGAGCGTGGACCAGAATTGTTTAGTCCTGGTGTCTCAGGAATGATTACACCAAATCATGCTCTTGGTGGCTCTACAAATGTAGTTGTAAATGTAGATGCTTCTGGTTCTTCTGTTGAAGGTGATGAACAGCAGGGTAGAGAGCTTGGTCGTCTTATCTCAGTTGCAGTACAATCTGAAATATTACAGCAGAAACGTCCTGGAGGTTTACTTTCATAATGGCTACTTTCCCCTCAATAAAACCTACATACGGACAAAGAAAAAACTCAGCACCATTAACACGCACTATTCGTTTTGCTGATGGTTATGAACACAGAATATTATTTGGAATAGCAGCACATCAAAATCCCAAAGTATTTAATTTTACTTTTAATGTTTCAGAGACAGACTCAGATACCATAGAAACTTTCTTAGATGCGAGAGCAAATGACAGTTCTAGCTTTACTTTTACACCACCTGGAGAATCTAGTTCATCACAATTTGTTTGCGAAAGTTGGAGTAAGTCGATACCTTATAACAATAGAGCTACGATTCAAGCTACATTCAGAGAAGTATTTGAACCTGCATCCTAATGTCAGTTAATTCAGCAGTATTCAGTAATCTACAATCTATAAACCCTTCTGCAATTATTGAACTATTTACCTTGCAGTTATCTACATCATTACATGGATCGAATGATATCTTTCGTTTTCATGCTGGTAGTAGTTTAAATGCCAACGGTGAAATAGTTTGGGATGGAGATTCATACCTTAGATTTCCAATACAGGTATCAGGTTTTGCTTTTCAAAAAGGACAACTTCCTCGTCCAAAAATGACAGTAAGTAATGCAGGTGTTATTCCAGGATCAGGAATTATTTCTGCTATTCTTTTGTCCGTTAATGAAACTACAGCAGGTAATGATCTTACTGGAGCTACCGTTACAAGAATAAGAACCCTTGCTAAATTTATTGATGCTGTAAACTTTGCTGATAATACAAATGCAACAGCAGATCCTAACGCAGAATTTCCAAGAGAAGTTTATGGAGTTGATAGAAAGTCAGCAGAGAACAGAGAGGTAGTAGAGTTTGAACTGGCTGCACCAACTGATCTTGTAGGCATAAGGATTCCAGGTCGTCAGGCAACTCGTTCTATATTTCCTTCTATTGGTACGTTTAACTAATGTCTTGGAAAGAAAAAGCATTGGTTCATGCGAAAGACCAAGATCCAAAAGAAGCTGTTGGATTACTACTGAATGTAAAAGGCAAAGAAAGATATTTCCCTTGTCGTAATCTTGCTCTAACAGATCATCAATGTTTTATTTTAGATCCAGAAGATTATGTAAAGGCAGATAAGATAGCTAAGATCGTAGCTGTAGTCCATAGTCATCCTGTAACTCCTCCGATTGCAAGTCAGGCAGATAAAATCAGTTGTGAGCAAAGTGGACTTCCGTGGCATATTGTTAATCCTAAGACAGAGCAGTGGGGATATTTAGAACCATCAGGATATAAAGCACCAATATTAGGAAGGCAATGGGTTTGGGGTATAACTGACTGTTGGAGTTTAGTTAGAGATTGGTATAAGGAAGAAAGAGGTATTCAGTTAAGAGATTGGGAACGACCTTTAACACCAGAAGAATTTTTAAAAGATCCTATGTTTGAAAGATGTGCTTGGAGAACTGGTTTTAGACAATTACGAAAAGAAGAAAAGTTAGAAAATGGTGACTTATTGTTTATGTCTATTTTAGGTAATGGTTTAAATCATGTAGCGATATTTTTAGATGGAGATGTGTTACATCATTTAACCGATAGACTATCTTGTAAAGAGCCTTATTCTGAATGGTTGTTAAAATGTACAGGAGGTAGGTATCGCTATGCTTCGTAAAGTAAAACTATATGGAAAACTTGCAGAGTTTGTTGGTCACAAAGAGTTTGAAGCGCAGGTTGATAATGTTGCAAAAGCAGTAAGTTTCTTGATACATAACTTTCCTGGTTTGGAAGAACACATGAGTCCACAGTATTATCAGGTAAAGGTAGGTAATTATGATATTAATAAAGATGAAATTGATTATCCTGTTGGAAGGGAGGACATACATTTTATACCAGTTATAGCTGGAGCAGGTGGTAATGTTGGAAAAATCTTAGGTGGTGCTGCTTTAATTGGTTTATCATTTATGTCTATTGGTACTTCAGCAGGATTAGGTGTTGCTTTTTCTAAAGGTTTTGCCAAAGTAGGTTTAATTCAGAAAGGAATATTTGCAATAGGTGCTGCGTTGACCTTGCAAGGCGTAAGTGAAATGTTGTTTCCTTTGCCAGAATCTCAAGATTTTAACTCAGAGCAAGATCCACAGTTATCTTTTAGTTTCGGTGGAGTACAAAATACATCAAGGGCTGGTACTCCCGTTCCTATAGTTTATGGTGAGATTATTACTGGTTCAGTAGTTATCTCTGCTGCAACAGATGTTAATCAGGTGGAAGCATGACAGACGAAACTAAGATTATTAGAGGTGCTGGAGGACCACCAAAACCACCTCCTCCTCCATATCGTGCTCCCGATACTTTACACAGTAGAAGTTTTGCCACTATTCAAGATTTAATCTCTGAAGGTGAGATCGAAGGATTTGCGTCTGCATCAAAGGAAGGTTTAACCAAAGGTACAACTGCCTATAACAATGCAAGTCTTAAAGATGTTTTTCTTAATGACACTCCAATCCTTAATGCAAGTGCTACCAGTGCTAGTCCTGCCACAACTGATTTCAACTTCCAAGATGTAGGGTTTCAATCAAAGTTTGGAACGTCCAATCAAACTGCAATGACAGGGATTCCTGCCGAAAGTAGATCACCTACTGCTGTAGGAACAACTGTAACTACCTCTGCTCCTGTCACAAGACAGATAACAAATACAGATGTTGATGCTGTTATTGTCACTTTGACTTGGCCTCAGATACAAGTAGCTGAAGATGATGGAGATATAAGAGGAGATACTATTGAATATAAAATACAGGTTCAATATAATTCAGGTGGTTTTACAGATATAATTACAACTTCCGTCAGTGGTCGTACAGCAGATGCTTATGCAAGAGATCACAGAATTAATATTACTGGTGCTTTCCCTGTTGATATAAGAGTGGTTCGTGTTACGGCAGACAGCACAGATACAGCTAGAGTAAATGCTTTCCAGTTTACAAGTATTCAAGAAGTTATAGACAACAGTTCAACTTACCCAAACAGTTCCTATGTCTCTCTTCGTTTTGATAGCAAACAGTTTAATAGTATTCCTACAAGAAAGTTTCGTATAAGAGGTGTAAAGGTAAGAATACCAGGAGCAGGTGCTTCAAGTTCTGGTACTCCTACTGTTGACAATGCAACAGGCAGAATAGTTTATCCAAGTGGCTATATATTTAACGGTGTTATGGGTGCAGCGACTTACACTAACTGTCCTGCAATGTGTCTGCTTGATTTACTTACTAACACTCGTTATGGATTAGGTAATCATATTACAGACAGTAATTTAGATTTATTTAGTTTTGTAGCAGCAAGTAAGTTTGCCAACGAAGAAGTTGATGATGGTACAGGATCAGGAGCAAAAGAGGCTAGATTCAGTTGCAATGTAAATATTCAAAGTCCAAAGGAAGCATTTGCAGCAATAAATGATCTGGCAGGTGTGATGAGATGTATGCCAATATGGTCTGCTGGTGGTATAACAATATCTCAGGATAAACCAACATCAGCCAGTTATTTATTTAACTTGGCAAATGTGGGAGAAGGTGGTTTTAACTACTCAGGTAGCAGTTTAAAAACCAGACATAGTGTTATATCTGTCAGTTACTTCAATATGGATTCAAAGGAGGTTGACTTTGAAGTAGTAGAAGATGCAACAGCCATATCTAAATTTGGAACGATAGTGAAACAAGTAAAAGCTTTTGCCTGTACTTCTCGTAATCAAGCTGCCAGATTAGGCCGTGCAATACTTTTCGCTGAACAAAATGAATCTGAAACTATTACTTTTACTACGTCTATAGATTCTGGTGTTGTTGTAAGACCTGGATCTGTGATTGAGGTAAACGATCCAGTAAGAGCAGGAGCTAGAAGAGGTGGTCGTGTTGTATCTGCAACAACAACTGCGATAACTATAGATGCAGAGTCGGAGACAAGTTTACCAGCACTTAATGATAACCCTACAATTAGTATTGTTTTATCTGATGGAACTATTGAATCTAAAAGTATATCTGATATTACAGGAGCAGTTTTAACAGTAAGTTCTGCTTTTTCCTCCGCACCAAATGATAATGCACCTTACGTCATATCAAGTACAACTCTTCAGACACAATTATTTAGAGTCATACAAGTTGAAGAACAGGATGATATTAATTACGTGATAACAGCACTTACTTATGTCGAGGGTAAATATAATTTTATTGAAAACGGAGTAGCTTTACCAACAAGAACAATATCACTTTTAAATGCTCCTGCTGCAACACCAACCAATTTAACAGTTGTAGAAAAAACAGTTGTTATAAACAATATTGCTAGAAGTAAACTAATTATTGATTGGCAACCTGTAGATGGTAGCACTCAATACTTAGTTAATTATAAATACGAAGATAATAATTACGTATCTCAAGTCGTATTTAGCAGTGATTTTGAACTATTGGATACCAAGAAGGGAACATATACTATTGAAGTTTTTTCATATAACCTTTCTCTAACTTTATCTGTTAATCCTGCTACTACAACATTTGTAGCAAAAGGAAAAACGGCTTTACCAGAAGATGTTTCTGGACTTACTATTGAACCTATAAATGAACAATTTATAAGATTAAAATTTACTCAGGCAACTGCTATTGATGTTCTTCATGGTGGTCGTGTTTATGTAAGACATACAAATCAAACTGGCGGTGCAGCTACATTCCAATCTGCTCAAGATGTTGTAGAGGCTGTTGCAGGAAATTCAACAGATGTAATCTGTGCTGCACTTCCAGGAACTTATCTACTTAAATTTCAAGATGATGGCGGTAGATTTAGTGCCAACGCAGCTAGTGTATCTTTGTCTGTTGTTGATATTTTAGATTCAATTATTGTTAAAACTGATAGGGAAGATACGGATGGAACGCCATATAACGGTACAAAGTCTAATGTAGTATTTGATTCAACTCTTGGAGGATTGAAGCTTATAGATCCAACAGTAAATGCTAATGGTACTTATGATTTTGTAGAAACTCTTGATCTTGGCGGTACATTTTCTCTTACTTTAAAAAGACACTTTCAAGGAGTTGGTTTCTACACAGGAGATCAGTTTGATAACAGGACAGACAATATAGATACCTGGACAGATTTTGATGGTTCGATAGCTCAAGATGTAAACGCAAAAATGGCTGTACGTACCACGACTGATAATCCTTCTGGCTCTCCTACATATTCGTCATTTAATGACTTTGCGAATGGAACATTCAAAGGTAGAGGTTTTCAATTTAGAATTACTTTAAGCACAGTAGATACAGCACAAAACATGAACCTTCAACAAGCAGGATACACTGCTACTATGCCTTCCAGAACTGAGCAGTCATCTGTTATAGCGTCTGGAGCAGGAGCTAAAGCGGTATCCTTCACAGCACCCTTTTTTGTTGGAACTTCTGCTTTGGGCAATCTAAATAATTTTTTACCCTCTGTTAATATTTCTCCTCAGAATATGGCTACAGGTGATTTTTTTGAGCTTTCAAGTATATCTGGAACTGGTTTTACAGTTCATTTTAAAAACTCAAGTAATGCTAGTATTGATAGGAACTTTACCTATAGTGCTGTTGGTTTCGGCAAAGGAGGTTAAAATGGAGGAAAATAGTTATTAACTATGGCCGATGTAACAAATTATACAATAGAAAACGCATCTGGAGCAAATGTAAGGACTGACCTCAACAATGTTTTTGCTGCGATTCAATCAAGTAATTCTAAGTCAAGTGATTTAGCTGCAAGTCAATGTGTAGCTGGTATGCGATTTCTTAATACCACTTCAAAAATATTAAAAATAAGAAATTCAAGTAATAGTGGTTTTACTGAAATAGGAAATATAGATCAAGATAATTTAGGTTTACTACCTAAAGCTGGTGGTACAATGACAGGTCAGCTTTTGATTGATGATTCCTCAAGTGCTTCTTCTCCTGCTCTTTCTTTTGATACAGATACAGATTTAGGACTGTTTAGAAAATCTGCAAACGTGATGGGATTTTCTTCCAGTGGTACAGAACAAATGATATTTGATGCTAATGGATTAACATTACAAGCACAGAATGATCTTAGATTCGCTGATGCTGATAGTAGTCATTTTGTAGGATTTCAAGCACCAACTACTATTTCATCTAGCTTGACTTGGACATTACCTTCTGAAGATGCAGCAGTAAGTGGATATGCTTTAGTTTCAAATGCCAGTGGTGTTTTAAGTTGGGCTGCTGCTGGAGGTGGAGCAGTAGGAGGTGGATCTGACGAAATTTTTTGGGAAAACGATCAAACTATAACTCAAAATTATACGATCACAAATGGTAAAAATGCTGGAAGTTTTGGCCCTATTACAATTCAAAGCGGAGTGACCGTTACAGTTGGTTCTGGAGAAACATGGACAGTAGTATAAGTATGTATATAATAAATTTATGAGCCAATTAAAAGTTGACAGTATAGTACCAAGAGGTGGTCTGCCAAGTGGTGCAAATGGTGGCGTAATTCAAACTGTTTATGCCGCTTTTGATTCTGCGTTTAGTACTACCTCAACAAGCGGTGCAGATACTGGGTTGTCAGCAACTATAAATATGCAAAGTTCATCTAATAAATTATTAATTAATTGCTCTGCTGCTTGGTGTAGTACTTCAAACGTAACTTACTTGTATTTAGCAGACGGCAGTGGTAATATTCTTCAACAACCACCAGCAAGGGGTAGTCGAGGTAGATACCATTGGGGAACGCATTATAATGGTCAAACAGGCAATGATGATCAATTCCATCTAGCAAGAGAAACTTTTCATTGTCTTCACTCTCCAGGAGCAACTGGTAATTTTACAGTAAAACTGAAAATGATTATTACGAACAGTGGACATACAGGATTTCTTAATAGAAACTCACATGATGGTGATAGGATTAACGATCCATCGGCTGTCTCAACATTAACACTTATGGAGGTATCAGCATAATGGTTTTAGATCATAATGCAATTCGAAGGGCATATTCAAGTGTTACAACTATCAACGATAAAATAGGAGCTTTTGATCAAAACGGAAATCCTGTTATTTTAGAACAGAGCAAAATAGACGCTGCAAGAACAACATTAAATGCTGAAGCTGCTGCAATAAAATATCAAACAGATAGAACAAAAGATGGTTCAACAACTTATGCCTCTATAGGAGATCAGTTAGATATGTTGTACAAAGATATTGTTGCAGGTAAACTGGATACAACTGGAACGTGGGCGACCCACATCAAAACAGTTAAAGACGCAAATCCGAAACCATGAGTACATTACAAGTCGGCACAATTAAAAGCTCTAATTCATCTCCGCCCGTTTTTCAAAACAGTAGTGGAACTGAAAAAGGCAGACTTATAAAGAAATATATAAATTTTGACGGAACTAGCACTAGCACCATAAGAGAATCTTTTGGAATATCAAGCGTAACTGATAATGGAACAGGTCATTATCAATTAAATTTTGATGGTTCAATGTCTAATGATGATTATACTTGCGTTGGAGCAGGTGGTCATCCAGGAACTCTAGGGGGTAATAATCCAGAAAGGGTTACAAGATTTAGTGATTTTGCTACAGGAACAGTTCAGTGTAGATGTCGTAGTGCTACAGGAGGTGCAGCAGATGACAACTACATGGGTGCAATTATTATAGGTACAAACTGATGTCAACACTTAAAGTAAATACAATACAAAACACAAGCGGTGGTTCTAGTTCTACAGCAGAACAAATTCAACAGGGAAGAGCAAAAGTTTGGCTAAATTATAATGGATCGACAAACAGTATAAGAGATGATTTAAATGTAAGTTCTGTTACTGACAATAGTACAGGTAATTATACAGTTAATCTTGATAGTGGAGCTGTTGCAAATACTGGTTATGCAGTTATAAGTGGAAATGTCCATACAAGTGGTGTTGTTTTGGGCACTGTTTTTTTAAGAGATTCGGGTCAAGTTACAAAAGGCACAGGTAGTTTTCAAATAGAAGTTTTTAATAGCGGCAATTCTCATGTTGATGTAAATGAAGTTCATGTTGCTTGTTTTGGCGATTAATAACACTTAGGTTATACTGAAAGAAAAAACTTATGGCTAATTCCGACAAAAGATTTATTTATACTAGGGATGATGGTGGTATTTCTATTGTATGTCCATCAGATAATACAGATTTAACATTAGATCAAATAAAAGATAAAGATTGCCCAAGTGGCAAGACAGTTTATACTGTTGATAAGTCTGCAATTCCTACAGATAGGAGTTTCAGAGATGCTTGGACTTATACGGAGTAAAACATGGGATTTGGCGTAGATATGGCAAAAGCCAGAGAAATTCACAAAACAAATATAAGAAATGCAAGAACTCCTAAACTTGCAGAACTTGATATTGAATTTCAAAAAGCATTAGAAACTGGTGCTTCAACAACAGATATTGTTGCTAAAAAACAAGCATTAAGAGATGCTCCTGCTGATTCTGGTATAGCTTCTGCTTCAGATGCAGATGCACTTAAGGCACAATGGAAAACTGATATTCTTGGTGATTCTCCTTACAGCTAATGGCAATAATTCCAGGAAAAAAGAACTTTACTGTTGATAGAAGGGCAGATTTTCCTATACGTCTTACATTTAAAGATTCAACTGGATCGGCTATAAACTTAAATGGATTTACAGTAGCAGCACAAGTATATAACGAAGATAGAAGTACAAAGTTTGCTGATTGGACTGTTGCTTATACTGATAGAACTAATGGAATAGTTGATATTTCGCTTAGTGATACTGATACAACAAACTTCACTCCAAGTATTTTATTTTATGATGTTTTATTAACAGATCCATCAGGTAACAAAAATTATTATTTAGAAGGTAAACTATTTATAAGTGAAGGTTATACAGCATGAGCAATCCTAACCAAGTTGTAGTTAGTCAAGTATCTGATGTAACTACTGTTGAAATTACAACTCAAGGTCCACAAGGAGCACTTGGTTTTAGTTTTGATGAATCAGCCAAAGTTGATGGCTCAGTTATTTACTTTGACAGTAGTGCTGCTACCTTTAAAGCAGATGCTACAACCACTAAACTTACACTCGTTGACGGAGGAAACTTCTAAAAATGGCTAACACAATCAGAATTAAACGATCCACAGGATCTTCAGCACCAGGTAGTTTAGAAAATGCTGAATTAGCGTTTGCCGAAGGCAGTAAAAAACTATTTGTGGGAGTGGGCACAGGGGGTTCTGGAGGTTCTGCTACGACCATTGAACCCATTGGTGGCTCAGGTAGTTTTGCTGATTTATTTACGAGTAGAACACAAAATACATTTTTAGCTGCACCAAATGGTAGTAATGGTGCTGCAACATTCAGAGCAATGGTAGCTGCTGATGTACCTTCGTTAGCCCATACAAAAATTTCAGACTTCGATACAGGTGTTAGAGCAAATAGATTAGATCAGATGGCTGCACCAACAGCTTCAGTTTCATTAAACAGTCAGACAATTACTAATTTATCTGATCCTGTTAATACACAAGATGCAGCGACAAAGGGTTTTGTTGAGGCCACATCACAAGGACTTGACGTAAAAGATTCAGTGAAAGTAGCGACAACAGGTAATATTACAATTTCAACTGCCCTTAATAGTGGAGATTCTATAGATGGTGTCACTCTTGCAGATAACGATAGAGTTCTTGTAAAAGATCAGTCAACAGCTAGTCAAAATGGTATTTACATTGTTGGATCGTCACCAGCTAGAGCAAGTGATTTAGCTGCTGGTGCAGATGCAGCAGGAATGTTCACCTTCGTAGAACAAGGTTCTGTTAACGCTGATAATGGGTTCGTTTGCACTAGCAACAAAGGATCAGCAGTAGTTGGTACGAATAACCTTACTTTTGCCCAGTTCTCAGGTGCAGGTCAGGTAACAGCAGGTGACGGTTTAGATAAGTCTGGAAATACTCTATCTGTTGATTTGAAAGCTAATGGTGGACTTGTTATTGAATCGACTGAAATTGCTATTGATCTAGCTGCCAGTTCTATAACAGGAACTTTACCTGTTACTAAATTAACAAGTTTGACATCTACCGTAAGTGAGTTGAACGTGTTGGATGGCATCACCTCGACCACTGCGGAATTGAATTTAATGGATGGTGGAACTTCAGCTACATCAACAACTTTAGCAGCAGCAGATAGGTTCGTTTGTAACGATGCAGGAACAATGAAACAGGTCGCATTATCTGATCTAGTTACATTTTTAGAAGATGAAAGTGCATCTAGTTTTAACATAGATGGTGGATCTTATTAAGCCATAGGAGGTAAAAGCTAATGGCTAATCAAATTCGATTTAAAAGAGCTTCGGGTAGCGATCCAGGTGCTAGTGATCTTGTTTTAGGTGAACCAGCCGTTAGAACCGATACAGGTGAATTATTCTTTAAAAAGGATGATGGATCGGTAGCAAAAGTATCAGGTGGTGGAATAGATGATGGTGATAAAGGTGATATAACTGTCAGCAATAGCGGTGCGACTTTTACTATTGATGATGATGCAATAACAACTAGTAAAATTGCTGCTAGTGCTGTAAATGATGGAAAGTTAGCTAGTAATTCAGTTGTAACAGCAAAAATAGCGAATGATGCGGTTACCTATGCAAAGATACAAAATGTTTCAGCTACAAATAGGATATTAGGTAGAGATTCTAGTGGTGCAGGGGTTATTGAAGAAATAACTCCAGCTAATCTACGCACAATGATAAATGTGGAAGATGGAGCTACAGCAGATCAAACAGCATCAGAAATCCTTACACTTATAAAAACAGTTGATGGTAATGGCTCAGGACTTGATGCTGATAGATTACAAGATGTAGATGCTGCTTTTCTTCGTAACGCATCTAATCTTAATTCTGGAACTATATCAGATGCAAGATTACCAAGTTCTATTTCTTCTGATATAACAGGTAATGCAGCTACAGCAACAAAACTTGCAACAGCTAGAACTATTGCAGGGGTTAGTTTTGATGGATCAGCTAATATTTCTTTAAATAATAATGCCATTACAAATGGAGCAGGATATATAACAGCAACTCTTACTAACGAACAAGTCCAAGACATTGTTGGTGGTATGGTTTCTGGTAATACCGAGACAGGTATTAATGTTGTATATGATGACGGTAATGGCATATTAGATTTTGTTGTAGCTTCACAAACTGATAATAATTTTACAACTACTTTGAAGAATAAATTAGATGGAATAGCTTCAGGTGCTACGAATGTCACAAATACAAATCAATTAACAAATGGAGCAGGTTTTATCACTTCTGCTGATGGAGGTAACGCAGCAACTTTAGACGGTATAGATTCAAGTCAGTTCTTAAGGTCTGATGCAAGCGATACATTAAGCGAAGTTTTAACTTTATCAAAAGACACAACTGATGTTGTTAACTTTTCTGCCAACTCTACAAACGATAATAGAGGTATAGCTTTTAATGGTAGAACAGCAATTTCAGCAGATTATAATGATGGATTTTTAAGAATTAATAATGCTAGTGAATTTTCTAATGGAGTTTACACTCCGACAGTATTGAGGGCTGATGGTGGATTTCAAGTTAATGCAAATACAGTTATTAACAGCTCTGGAAATCTTATAGCGTCAAGACTTACTGGAGCATTACCAGCAATTGATGGTTCAAGTCTAACAGGAATATCGGCTGGTGCTACAGGTGGTGGATCTGACGAAGTGTTTTATGAAAATGACCAAACTGTAACAACGAACTATACTATTACTAACGGCAAAAACGCAATGGCTGCTGGTCCTATTACAATAAACAGTGGTGTTACTGTAACTGTTGGATCGGGTGAAACTCTTACTATTGTTTAATTTATGAAAGCAATTATTGAAAAACAAATCCTTCAATGGAAAGAAGAATTAGCAAAACAGGTACAGACTAGGAATCAGGCAGAAAAAGTTTTAGCAGAAACAAATAGAACTATCTTGATGATTGAGGGTGGGATACAGGCAAAGGAGATGTTATTAAAGAAAATTGATACACAATCACAGGAAAACCTTAAAAAACAAGTAAAAACAAATAAAAACAATTAGTATATACCTTTAATTTTTTTAATTAAATGCTAAAAAAAGTATTAACAATAGCTGCTGCATCAGCACTATCAACACCTGCATTTGCTGGTTTCTATCTAAACGTAGAGAACAATGGTTCTTATACAGGGAAAAATTTCACAGGAAGCGGAACGGACGCTCATTTAGGGTATGAAGGTGGCAATGCTTTTGGTAGCTACTACATTCAAGGTGGTGCGTATTTTAACAACCCAGATGGAGCAGCTTCAAGCACAAATTTTTCTGGTAAAGTTGGTGGTTCTGTAACAGCTTCAGATAAAGTTGATGTTTACGGAGAGTTCTCTATCGTTACAGATACAACTAATTCTTATGGAACGAAGCTTGGTTTGAAGT